ACCACGTAGTCGAAGACGCTATCAAAGCCTGCCCGAGACTACAGCCACACCAGGTGCGGACGCTCTTCAAGGACTTCTCGTTGCATCGTGTAAACGAAGCATGGACACGAGCACTCGACATGACGGATACGTTGCACTACGAGCTCGACGACCAAGAGCGCAAGAACATCAACCACGGCATCGTACAGATTGCCGAGACGTGGGCCAATCCCGACTACCTCTATGACAGCGTGAGCGAATCGCTGCCTGAGTTCTCCGAGATATTCCGCACGAAGGGAGAGATGAAGAAAGCCCTGTGCAACCTCGAAGAGGTGAGAGCGCAAACATGGGAAAACCTCGAAGCGGAAAATGCCGAAAAGGTAGCTCTATAAAACAAAGGAACTATATGAACGAAGAGAATAAAATACCGCTTCCTGGAGCGATGGACCCGCAACCACAGAAGCCGGAATTCCTGCAAGGTGACGACTGGTATGATACGCAAGTCGATGATGACTTCCTCGACTTCGACGAACCCTACCGACCGCCACGATACACGATGGAGCGCGACGATGTGCCGTTCGCTGATGTCGGCGAGTTGCACATCATATCAGGTAAGCCGGGCAACGGCAAGACGGGACTGATGTCGCAACTGGAGGCGGCAACGCTTGGCAGACAGTTTGGAAACACTTTGGCACGCGACGTTGGCCACATCGTGCGCGACGAGCAGGGCAATATCGTGAACGGCGAAGACCATAGGCCACTATTCCAGCAGCGACCGACACGAATCCTACACATCGATACCGAACAGGGCAAAGACGATACCATCGCCTTCAAGAACCGCGTGATCTCGATGTCGGGCGTGCCAAAAGATGAAGCCAAGGATCATTTCTTTATTCTTCGGTTGCGAGACACGGAGTTGGCATCCGACCGTTGGAAGAAGATACTGAAAGCCATCTATGTGGTGCAACCGACCGACATATTCCTGGACGGTATGCTCGACATCGTGGAAGACTACAACGACCAGAAGGAGTGCCAACCAATCATCCGCAAGTGTATGATGCTGGCGACCTACTACGATACGTCATTGTGGGCCGTGCTGCATGAGAATCCGTTGGTGGATAAGTTGGTCGGCACCTTGGGCAGTATTACCCAGCGCAAGGTCTCGGAAATCTTCACCGTCATCAAGGTGAAACAGGCCGACCTGAAGCCAAACGAGCAGCGTCCTGACCTGCCCGACATCTATTTCCGAGTGAAGCAGAACAAAGCCCGTGGCAAGGACGTGGCCGACTGGTTATTCCAATACGTCACCAACGCCGGAGGCTGGGGACAGCCTGTGGAGATTGAGGACAACGGCGTGAAGGTGGTCAACGACAAGGAAATGGCATTTATAAAAGAAGCCGATGAGCGGCTGAAAACCTTCAACTGGACATCAGCGGGCGCGACATACACCGAACTTGAACGATTCCTTCGCAGGAGCGTCAGCGGGCGACGTGCGGGCGACCTGATCAACATCGCCGCTGAGAATGGAATCATCTATAAGAGCGACAAAAAGAAGTATCACTACAACGGCATCAAGGAACTGCCAAAGGACAACTCTCAGGACTTGCCCTTCGAGGCAGTGAATGAGGAGGTGCCGTATTAAACAACAATTAAAAACAACGTTTATGACAAAATCAGAATTCATTCAGAGAGCTGCCATCAGTATGGCAAGTAAGGTAATTGGCAACAATGGCATCGCAAACAGCGGCGATTGGAACCATGTAGTAACAGAAGCAGAATCATTGGCAGAGGAACTTGAAGAACAATGCTACGGATTCGACGAAGAAGGCACTGACATAGTAACGCGCCTTGGTTACATCGGCGACAGTATTCAGGAAATTGCAAAGGCAATGACCGACGGTGAGCATAGCATCCAAAACCGACTTGGAGAGATTGCCACCGACAACGGCAAGGAGAAGGCTTTAGAAGCCGTCAACGTATCAATAGGGAACATGGAACGCTGTCTTGACCGCACCCTCCAGTCTATTGATAAGCTGATTATCCTCATGGCAAAGCAGCAATGACCCTCCGCATAGCCCCTCGCACCCCACACCCCCACCCCCTATGTATATAGGGGGATGGGGTGTGGAGGGATGCAAGCGGCCAGCGGGCGACGCGCGCGACGCACACGCACACGCACGTTTATGGTTTTACAGATAATCCAATCCCAAAACCACCCTTTATAGTATAAAGGGGTACCCCCATTTATAGTAAAAAGGTCATCACCCTTTATAGTAACCGACTTTTTAAGCCTTATGCCAAAGATACCCGACGAAGTAGTAAAGCGAGTCATTGACCGCGCGAAGATTGAGGATGTCGTGGGCGACTTCGTGGACCTCCGCAAAGCTGGCGTGAACCTCACCGGCTTGTGCCCGTTCCACGACGACAGGACGGACGGCAACTTCATCGTGCGGCCATCGAGCATTCCCGAGGCGCGGCACGGCAACACATACCGCTGCTTCGTCTGCGATCATAAGGGTGGCCCTGTTCAGTTTCTGATGGAGCATGAGCGACTGTCATTCCCCGACGCTATCAGATGGCTTGGTAAGAAATACAACGAGCCGGTGGATGACATACCGCTGAACTATACGCCACCGCCACCACGCCCGAAGCCCGCACCATTGCCCGTGCTGGAGATACCGAGGCCGTATGTCGGGCGAACGATGCAAATCGCTGGTGAGCAGACCATCATCTTCATCGAATGGTTGCGTCTGTTGCCGTGGGATGATGAGCAGCTGGCACGACTCCAGCAGACCTTATGGATGTACTGCGTAGGCGGTTGGAAGGATGGGCGCGTGGTGTTCTGGCAGATAGACCACAACGGCATACCGCGAGCCGCCAAACTGATGAAGTACATGCCCGACGGGCACCGCGACAAGGATGCACACCCCGGATGGATATACAACCAAGATGGATGTCGTCAGCAACTCGACCCCGAGCATCACGAGATCATCAAACCGCTCTTCGGCAGTCACCTGTTGAACCGATACCCAAAGGCGGTCATCAACATCGTCGAAAGCGAGAAGACCGCTATCATCATGGCCAACTACTATGATGACTTCGACTCGCAGATATGGCTCGCTTGTGGTGGTCTGAAGTTCTTGCAACTCGACAGCCTTCAGCCATTGATAGACCAAGGGCGCACGATATGGCTGTGGCCAGACAAGGATGGCCGCGAGGCATGGCAGGAGGTGTGCGACAAACTGGGCTACGACCATTGCCGAGTCTATACGCACTTCTTCGATACCTGTTGGACTCCAGCCGACGGTGACAAGGCCGACATTGCCGACATCGCCATCCGCATGATGACCACGGGCGAAGGACCGAGGGCGGAATCAAGAGGACAGGAATCAAGGGGACAGGTCCGTGATTCTTTGGCAAAGAATCAGGCGACCTGTCCCCCTGATTCCTCCAACGCCAAGCCCGACGACGTGACCGACGAGGAATGGTTCGAGCACCTCGCCATCATGAAGGCCATCGGCGATTACGAAATCGTCCATCCAGGCGACGATCCCTTCATGCCCGAAGATGAGATGAGCGACCCGCGACTGCGCTGGATGCGCGAGACCCTGAGACACATAAAAACCAATCATAAACTATATGGCAACCAAAAAAAATAAAGAAGACCGCTTTGAACAGATCGGCTCGAAGATTGACCCAGCGATGGCTGAGGTGCTGAACGCCTGCTGCGACGCGCTGGAGGTAGATATATACCACCTCATTCAGTGGTTCTGCTATGTGATAGTCAAGGCCAGTGCACCGATGCACGCGCTCGACCCACGCATCCAGAAGCTCATGACGATGCTTGAATCAGATGCCGGTTGGCAGAACGCCTTCAACCTCGCAAACCCCGATGACCTCGACGTGGCTCAGGTGGTGCTCATCCTGGAGCAGAAGAACCACCGAGGCTTCGGGGCTGTGATGGTTGACAAGCCATTCATGGGAGCCTCGATGCGGCAGACCGAGTGCGTGGATGACATACTCGAACGTGTAACAGAAGTCACCATGAGAGGCATCTACAAGCGACTGCGACTGATGGGCGCGAAGATGGATTGTCAGAATCTCACCGACGTGCTGCTGACGATGCTCGATGCTCAGAACTTCATCGACGCTGTGGAGGGCGACGCAAGCGAGGGGCCGCAGATGGGCGACATTGCACCTAACGGAAAGGCACTCGCCTACGGCAAGCGCACCAAGCGCAAGAAGCACTTCACGCCCGACACCATGCCCGTGACCGGCAATCTCTTCGATGACATAGATCATGAAGCACCGGCACCCAAGCTCGAAGACTGGGAAGGAGAGATCAAGAATTAGGCACGGATTCCACGGATTAACACGGATTTTTTACATTAAAACAAAAGGAACTATGAACAAGTATCAAGAATTATTGGAAAGACCCGAATGGAAGGAGAAACGAGAGCGAATACTTGAAAGAGACGGGCACACATGTCAGTTTTGCGGTTCAACCGAACAACTCCAAGTGCATCATTTCAATTATGATGCGCCCACTCCCTGGGATGTTCCCGACAAATATCTAATTACATTATGTAAAGACTGCCACAAGAATTATCACTTTATACCACTTGGTCTTCGTGAATGTGACAAACATATACCTGATTGTGGCTGGGAAGGATTCTCCATTGAACGACTCAAAAAGCAAGGATTCCATGTCAACGGAAACCATGCCATGTTAAAATTAAATGGTTTTACTTTGTTCCTTACTCATCAAGGGGATGGAGAAAATACGGCTGTGGCAACTTTATTCAAGGATGGAAGCCAAAAACGTTATCATGAAGATGTTTTAGTAACACATCTTGAGCTTGATGATTATCTTGAGGAATATCTTGATTTTGACTTTTCCACATTACAAGGAACAATGACCGTGTAAATCCGTGTTAATCCGTGCCAAAAAAATAATATTATGCTAAGAGATGATGAACAAGTAATCCGTACAGAGCCGAAGCCGACACCACCACCGCCCACACCTGGACTGGTGGAGAAGTTGGAGGCACTCGGATTCAGACCCTTTGGATATGAGTGGTAACGTGACACTAAAGAGAGACAAGAAGGCGCATGACATCTGGCTGATCACCACGACCGACAAGGAAGGATATCATCGCCAGCTGCCCATCACCTTCGACGACATGACAGAACTGGTTAGACTATGGATAAACGAAATAATATAAAGAAGCGAGAGCCATTGCACTTTGTGAGAGCTGACATGCTGGCCGACTACCTCGACGAACATGATGGCGAACTGCCCAATGACTACGACAACAGAGAGCCAAAGGCACTCAACTATGGCTGTGCCGACATTGATGACATTGACAGTATAATTGCTCGGATGTATGGTGACTAACAAGAAACGAAATTGGCGAGGGGTCAGCGACAAGGTAGCCAAGGATAAGGCGGAGATATACAACAGCCACGAGTGGAAGGAACTGCGCATTGCGAAGCTCAGGAGCACCAACGGACTATGTGAGGAGTGTCTGAAGCAGGGCATCGTGACAAGTGCCCGCTGTGTGCATCATGTGGTTCCCATCGAGACTGCCCGAACCAAGGACGAGATGAAGCGGCTGGCTATCGACTGCGGACTTCAAGGGCTGAAAAGTCTGTGCTTCGCCTGCCATGCCCGCATCCATAAGGAGCTCGGCAGCAACACGGCGAAGATAGTCCGCCAGCGAGCCGAGGCAAGGCAAGACCGATGGGCTGATAACCTGATGAGTAAATTCGTAAAGCAAGAAGACGATGGAACAGACAAATGAAAGATGGCGACCCGTAAGAGGTTATGAAGGAACATTCCTTGTGTCAGACCTTGGGCGTGTGATGAACAACCGAGGGAACGAGGTGACTAAACGATTCGACAACAAAGGCGAATTGTCTGTGACTCTAAAAGGAAAAGACTTCAAGGTATCAAGGCTTGTAGGACTGGCTTTCATTCCACATGAAGCAACCGACAATATCATTGAATATATTGATGGTGACAAGACCAACTGCCAATCCGATAACCTCAGATGGGTAGAAGGTCAGCCTGTGGAATGGGAGAACGACAGCAAGCCTGTGTATCTGGTGCGCGAAGGTATCATCACTATTGCGTCGAGCAAAAGGGAAGCCAATAGAATAACGGGTGCAACCAAGAGCGTGATGGATAGAGCAATCAACAATCCAGCCAACAGAACACAGACAAAGGATGGCTATTCATTCGCATCCAATAAGACAGATGCTGAAGCATTGGCAGCATGGCAAGTCAACCCACTGCCAGACTTAGATGGCGAAGAATGGAAACCTATCGACTGGATAGATGATGTTGATCCTAATATGTATATGGTCAGCAACATGGGAAGAGTGAAGAATGTCGCAAAGCACTATCCTGTTCTTGTAAGAATTACTTACACCATAAAGAAGGATAGAGGTTATGCACAACTCTATCGACTATCAAGAAAAGATACACACCCATACATCCTGAGCCGATTGGTTGCAACGGCGTTTCTTCCGAACCCTGACAACCTGCCAGAGGTTGACCACCTGGATGCCGACCATCATAACAATAATGTGAACAACCTCGAATGGGTGACATCTGAAGAGAACATTGACCGAGCAAAGAAGATGGGACTGTTAGGCAAGACCAAAGGTTAGACCTCCGGGCGGTCATTTTACGCAAGGGTGCCTTCCGATTCCAAAAT